CTGATTCTTTAGAGTTTCAGGCAAACGCACAAGAGGCGCTCAGGATCGACAGCTCTGGGCGGTTGCTGGTTGGGACGTCTAGTGCAACTACAGGCAGCGGATCAAACGCTAATCTTCAAATTGAGCATCCCACTAATGCTCCACAGTTTTATATAAACAATGGAAATAGCACTATCAGCAGTGGTGCTGCCATTGGTGAAATTAAGTTTCACGGCAAACAAGGCGGATCCTATTCAGAGTTTGCTCGCATCCTTGTTGCTGCTGATGGCACAACCGGATCAGGAGATGCTCCAGGTCGCATAACGTTCGCGACTTCTGCGGATGGTGCGTCTTCTCCTACGGAGCGACTCAGAATCGATTCGAATGGCGACGTGGGGATTGGTGCCTCCCCATCTCAAGCACGGCTTGATATTAGAGACAGCTCAAATCAGTATTTGATACGGCTATCAGATACACAGGCTAGCTATGGAAGTACATTTTTCCAGCAGTATTACAGTAACTCCACAGATCGTGGGTTGAAGATCTGGAATGATGCAAAAGATAAAGCACTCTACTATCGCACTGATGGGCACCTGTCTTGCCCAAACTCTGCGGACTTTATAGGTAATATCAGTGCAAGGCAAGGTGTCAAAGTTGAGTATTTAACAGGCACTAGCCAGGCTTTTAGAGTACAGACTTCTGGTGTAGAGAAGGCTACAATTAAAGCTGACGGCTCTGCGACGTTTGCAGGCAATGTAGAAGTCTCGGCTGATGGTACAAATAAAGCCCTAATCCATAAAAACGGATTTGTATCTAATGATAGATCCTCTGGCGCTAACACTGTCTTCGAGGGTAAGTTAAGCGGTTCTCAGACATCGCTTATTAAAGCCGACGGCTCTGCGACGTTTGCAAGTAATGTCCTTAGCGGTAGCGCCGCAAACGGTGTAACCCTTTACAGCAGCGGTGTCATCAATGCAGTCAGAAGTTCTGCAGGATCCAGCTCGTCTTACTTCTGGAAAGGTATAGCTAACGGTGTTGAAACTTCAGCGATTGCAACCGACGGCTCTGCGGAGTTTGCGGGTCGGGTTGACATTGGTAGCTTCAATAACTCCCAAACCAGTGGGGCAGGTTTCCAGCTATACGAAACAGGTGCAATGTATGTGCAAGTTTCAAGCACGACTGGCGATGCTTCGAACCTGTTGCGGTGTTACAAAGGAACTTCCCTTAATGCATCTATTTCAGCCGACGGCTCTGCAACGTTTGCAGGTGACATAACTGATTCAAAGGGTGACATTCGTGCCATCCCGCAAACTAGTAAAACTGCCGCCTACACACTTGTCGTTGGCGATGTTGGCAAGCATGTGAACATCACAACCGGCGGTGTCACTATTCCGTCTGGAGTGTTTTCTGTGGGTGATGCAGTTAGCATTTACAACGACAGCTCGTCAGATCAAACAATCACGCAGGGTTCATCCGTGACTCTGCGCCTTGCTGGTGATGGCGGAACTGGAAA